TATTCTCTTGCGGAGAATACGTTTGTTCTTGCGAAGGTTGATATTGTTGCTTAGACTGCATTTCCTCTAGTTTCTGCTTGGCTGCATTCTTCTCGGCAGCCAGCTCACCCATTCTTCTACGAGCCCAGTCCGGCAGTTCGTTATAAGAATTTTCTTGTTTTGCTTCTTGTTTTGGTTCTTCAGTAACTATTTCTTGAGGTAATTCAGCATCTATTTGCGTTGTAGATTGCTCACTCATTATTAAATTCCTTCAGGTTGTATTTGCGGTTGTTGTTGTGGAGATTCCATTTCTTGCGGTTGTTGCTGAGTTGGTTCTTGAATATTTGGTAAATAATCATGAATCAATTGCGATGGATCAAATTGTGTCTGATCGTATTCGACTGCTGGGGGTTGCTGTACTTCTATTTCTTGATAAGTCTTTTGAGCAATAGCATTCATTTGCTCTGGTTTCATGTTGGCTAAAATAGCTTTCAATCGATCTGTTTCAGCTTTAAATGCTTGGATACTGTCTTGACGCTCATTTTCATATCGTAATGCTAAATGGTTCAAGGCATCGATGTCAGCACGTTGCTTTTCGATAGAAATGTAAGATTGCTTTTCAGCCAATTGCTGAGTTAATTCTTGAATTGCTTGTTGTGATGCCTGTAATTGTTGCATCATTTGTTGTTCTTGCTCGGATGGTCCAGTGCCTAAAATACTCTGTGGAATCCAATTTCTCATACGCTCTTGGAGTTTATCAGCACCAGGGAAGTCGGCTGATCCCATGTATAAATCACCAATTACTTGAGATAATGCCGGCTGTGCTACTAATAACTTTGTCATGGAATCAAATGCTTCAGCTCTCTTCGTATCATAACTCGGACCACACTCTGCCACTACGTCAAACTTACCAACATTCGGATTAAAGATAGTTTTAACCTTGGCATCAACTTCTTCTTCCTTTTGAATAATGGCTTGTTGTGCCTGTGGATCGACCATAATCTGATCTTCAGAACCATCTTCACCTAAAATTCGTACAATTCTCTTGGTGTCGTAGATCTTAGGAATCAAATCAATAATAATCTTACCGACAAATTGAACAGTATTAGCCTGTGCATCTTGAAAGTGGAAGGTAGCTCTATTGCCCTGTTTAATCCTCTTATCAATACTAACACCAGATAACTCTTGAGATTGTTCGCCAAAGGTCTGTTCATACTGACCAGAGGCCATACTCATTTCCATGTTAGCAGTGGCCATCCCTTCGGTATAGACAGTTGCACCAGTTGGTGCTGGAGCTTTACTTGGTGTCGGGACTGGATTGCCTTGCTCATCAGCAGAATTGTATGGCAAGTAAGCATGATTCTCTGTGTTCGCAGTGGACCAGTAATTCTCTAATCCATTGATTGCTTCGACTGGTGCAAGGTAAGGAGATTTAGATTGCAGAGCTCCATATTCGAGTGCAGCTGAGGCATTATAGTTGTATGCTCTTTGTGCATCCTTCATATAACGCACAATGCCTTTACGATCTAGCCTTTGTTCGATGATTACTTCTTCACCTACTTGCCTAGCAATCGGAATATAAGTACCTGGCCAAATACCTTTCTCCAGCACTTCAGTTCCACCAATTAAGTATTTTCTAATGATGTGCTTATCAATACGCCTGCGATCAATGCCTTCACCACTAGTGCGAATGATTTCATTGAAGAGCTTTCTTTCTTCAATAGTAATATCTGATTCACGCATGAATTTAACACTGCCATCATCATTGGTAATGGAATAAAGCCACTCTTTACGAGTTTCTTTTTCGTAATATGTGGCCACCTTTACAATGTCTTTAGTTACCCATTGTTGATTACCATTGCTTGTTGGCACTTTAACATTGGGATATTTACGCTCAAACTCTTTCCTTGGCATATCCTCATAAATAAAAGCATACTTGGCATCCGAGCCATCACGTTTCTTAATGTGTGGATCTAAATAAACCGACAAAGCATCCGGAATCTCTTTAATAAATATTTCTTGGTCAAATGTTGAATCATCAGCATATTTAGTAATTACTTGAACATATCCAATACCGCCACCGACTTGTTGCTCACTGGCAATATCATAGGCCACCTTAGCATTAGACTTGTATTCAATGTGACGAATGAGGCCTTCATAGATCTGGGCAGCTTCATAGCTGGCTTCACCATTGGTGGGATGGACTTGAATCGATGGCTTGTTCTCTTTCATCTGATTAACAATCATCAGCCAGTGAGTATGGACTTTATTAATCGTAATCATTGGCTGAGTGGCCATATGTCTACGAGCTTTGACTGAAGGCTCCCATTGATCTTGATTATCAGAGTCAGCAAATAAAAATCGCATATCTTCTTTAAACCGCTGACGTGATAATGCTTCCCAGTCTAAACAACTCTTAAAGTTATCTTGAGCTCTCGCAATAATGTCTTTTTCTTTTTCAGCCATAAATTCTCCTTACTACATCCACGATCCACCATAGTTACCATTCCTAGTAAGCATTGGAGGTTTCTTTGGTATTGTTAATTTCTTTTCTGCTCGATCTCGAACCATGCCAGGGAACAACTCAGTTAATACCCATATCCACGCATCTACTCGGTTTGGAGAAGCATTACCAATATATCCCAGCGTAGAAAATCCAGCCATCTCATCCTCTAGCTCAATAAACCTTCCACAATGCCTAATTTTACCTTGTTCGTAAAGAAGAGAAAAGGGTTCAGCTCGCACTACTTTACCACGAGAGGCACTAACTGCCTTGTATGGTGTCCGAGGCCTTGCAGTTTGAATAACCTGTTCGACCATTGCACCACCAAAGTTTGATTCAGCCAATACAAGATCAGCCTTGTGTCTGTCAAATGCAGAGGCAGCCACCTTACCCCAAGTGGCCGGTCCAGCTTTAATTGTGCAATCTTCTAATAGATACGCATTGCCATCAGTTCCCAAAGCACCAACAACAATACCAATGGCATCATTATCAGCGTTATCAGTATCACCAGAGCCACTAGGATCGACACCGACCAATACACGAACAAAGTCAGGTAATCGCTCATCTTCCACTCTCCACTTGTCAATATCTTCTTCTTTAAATAACTGATTAGGATTGGCATCGGCAAACTCGCCTTCAAGAAATCGTTTTCTTAACCTAGCACTAAGATTTTTGAGCGTATCCAAATAGCCAGATGATAGATTTTCTTTGTTATCAGTGGGATTAATTTGAAAATTAACATAATCCTGTTCGTTACCAATCGGATTCTTTGTTTCAGGGTCTCTGTGTTGTATGAATAGTGCATAAGTCCAATGATTTTTGTTAGGTGGATTACAGTCAAAATACATTCTTGGTTTAAGTAATGTTGGGTTCTTTCCTTCAATAACTTGTTCAACTTTCTGTGCAAGTCTGGTGATGGCAATCCCTACAGAATTATAAGGTATCTGACTACATTCGTTCAAGTAGATGGTAACAAATTCCATACCTAGAATCTTCTCAGTTCGCTCTTTATCGTCTAATCCACCAAACCATATCTCTGATCCATTAGGCAGAGTAATAAACCAATCAGTCTTATTGATGTTGTATTTAACACTTGGGAAGGAGAGCTCCATCACCTTTGGAAAAGTATCATAGACAATGGAGTTTTTAACTTGGTTGAATCGGAATCGGAGAATGGCATGACGTGATCTAGGAGCTTTAAGTGCTCGAACTATAATCTGCCGGACTAAAAGAAATGTCTTACCTGATCTTGATCCACCAAATAACATGGCATAAGTAGCTTCGCCATTGATGATATTGAGAGCCTCTACTTGTTTAGTATGAAGTTTCACGCCTGTTCATCTTGGGGTAATAATTGAATCGTTAATGCCGAACCATCTGCACCTGATAACTCTTGTTTAACTGTTTCAGACCACTTCATCTGTGCTTTAGTCCACCAGATCATCGCAGTGGTATCACCTGACTGTGCTTTATTGAATAAAGTATCCGCAATCTTCGTACTGGCTTCAGCCTTTCCTAAGACTAGCTCGACTTCATAATGTTTGCACAATGTTTTAATGTCAATACCACCAAGCAATGCACAAATTTGAGCTTGAGGAAGTCCAAGGCCAGAGGTTCTTTTTACTATGGCTCTTGTTGCTTCAGTTGGCTCGTGTTTTCTCATTCTTTTATTGTAAGGAAATAATTAATAATTTATTTTTAAAATAAGTAAATAAATCAATTGTTTATTAAATATACTTAAATCCTTTTATGAAGAATTTAAACTATAATTTCTTTTTCTAATTCTAACTCTATTTTGCTTGATAAATTAAGTAGTTTTTGAGTTAAAAACTCACCCCTTTGAATCTCTAAACGATTACTAGGAACAATTTTACTGATTTGTACCCAAGTTAAATAAAACTCTTTTAGATTTTCTTCCATTAGCAATTCCAATTCTTTAATGAAGCCTTTGCACGTTCAGCTGGACCTTTTGATTTCTTTACTACCCCTTCCATCCTCGCACAAAATGAGGCCTTACGACCTTCATCTTTCTTTGTCTTTGGATTCGGAGCTGGAGGCTTTAAATCAGATCCATTCTTCGCATTGTATTCTGCTCTGCCTTTCGCAGTCATCCCAGCACCTTTATCGGTTGGGTTGTAAGTCTTACCCTTACCGACTGTTTTATGAGGAATTGGTTTATC